AGGGCATATACTACAGGTGAGGTAACACGTGAACAGTTCAATAAGGATATACCAGGTTATGTAGAGACTGCAGGTATAGATAGATGGCTATATCAAACTACTGAGACAGGTATGACTAACACTTACATAGCTACTGATACTACCATCTCACTCAATACTGACTGGATGAACCAAGACATGGCTCTATACTTCACTGAACTTATAAGCTCACCTAACACCTACATTAAGATCAGCAACTATGATGCAGATTGTGAGCTACCTGAGAGTGAGGAGTATGTGAGCTGCACTATTCTTACCTCTAGCTTTGAGGAGTTTAAGCAAAGAAATAAGAATCTAATTAAGCAGAGCATAGTAGTTAAGCTAGCTAATAACAATATAGTCAATGGTTAAGATACAACTATCCACAGGATACTTAGATGTTAAGGAGGGTACTGCCTTCCCTTTGACTTTCCAAGTGGGAGACATTAGGGATGTTAGCCAAAGAAAGGGTAGCTTCTCTAAGACTATCACTCTTACAGGATCTAAGAATAACAACAACCTACTTAACCACTACTATGATGTGAATATAGTGGAGGGCACTTTCAATATCAATGCTCTTACTACAGGATCTGTTATACAGGATGGCATACCAATTATGGAGGATGTATCTATACAGCTCACCTCAGTATTAAAGGCACAGCTAACTGATGGGTATGAAGAGCATGTAGAGTATGAAGTACTTATCAAAGATAGTAAAGCAGATTTCTTTACAGCCATAGCTAATAAGGAGCTAACTGATATAGACTTCTCAGATTTCAACCATGCCTATAATGCATTGAATGTAGTAGCTAAATTTTCTAATACAGTAGTAGATGGCTTCAAGTATTTTCTACCTTCTAATAGTGCATACACCTACAGCACTCAGGAGTTTAAGCCTGCTATCTTTGCCAGGATATACTTTGATAGAATCTTCGCAGCTGCAGGGTTCACATATGACTGGCCTACCATTGCATACGATAGATTTGATAAGCTCTTTATCCCTTATAATGGAGGGGTAGATAACTTTGACTATGCAGATTATTTAGTAAAAGCAGAGAAGACAGTAGCCACTACTATTAATGGTGCTAACAACTGGCCTGGGTTTTCTAATATAGCTTTTATTGGTACCACACAATCACCTGCCACTAAGATTAACATCACAGCATGGACTGAGCTAGAGGATCCTCAAAGTATATTTAACCCTATCACAGGAGTATACTCTATACCATTTAATATCAGTGCACTTAATGCTCAAAGCTATGACTATAGCATCACTATAACTTATGATCTTAAAGTAGTTAATACATCAGGGAATATTTTGTATGGTAGTGCTAGTGGTATAGCTGCACCTGTATTCTATAAACCAATGTTAGGAGTTCAAGTAACAGGGCAAAATATTGCCTTTAGTAACCTATATGTAAATAGTACACCCCCTACAAATATTAGTAATGCTGGTAATGCTGTGCCATGTCCACTTACTATACCTGCATTCAGCACCACTACTATCTTAACTCAAACTGCTCAGACTACTATACCTCTTAGTGGGCTTTCAGTTACTACAGCTAATACAGGTACTTTAGGTATTAACGTATCTCAGCATAACTTAATAAACACAAACAACCAACCTTCTGTAAGATCATGGAGAAGGATATCACCAGCAGGCCCTACCCCTGTTGTAGGTTCGGTAATTATACAGGCTGTCATAACTAACATACAACTAAGCATAGTGCCATCATCTACAGTATATACCATAGGTGGTATCATAGATGTAAATGATTACGTACCTAAGAAGATTAAGCAGAGTGACTTCATTAAGTCTATCTTTAATATGTTTAACCTTTACGCTACAGTAGATAACACTCAACCCAACAAACTGCTACTGCAGAATAGGGATGACTTCTATGATAGTGGGGTGGAGGTAGACTGGACTGAGAAGCTCGCTAAGAATCAAGAGCAGCAACTATCTTTCTTGCCTGAGATTACTGCTAAGAAAGTAATACTAACTTATGCACCTGATAAGGATGATCCTAATACAACTTATACCAATGCAACTAATGATATCTATGGGCAGGTAGAGGTGGTATTTGATAATGAGTATGTTAAGGAGGTAGCTACTAAGCCCTTACTCTTTAGCCCTACTCCTGTTATTAAAACTTTGTTTGGAGCTTTCGTACCTATGATAGCAGGTGCTGCACCTCAAACTAACATAAGGATACTATATGATAAAACTGAGGCAGGGCAACCCCTTGCAACTTGTGGACCATATAGTATATTAGACTATGCATCTGTAGGGCAAAGTAACATAACAAGCTATCCATTAGTGGGCCACTTCGATGATCCATTAACCCCTACCTTTGATATCAATTATGCTATATGTGATTTCTACTATTACCAACCTGGCAACTTAACAGATAACAATCTATACAACAGATACTGGAGGAGGACCATGGGCCAAATCAATAACGGCAAGATGCTCATAGCTAACTTTGATTTAAAGGAGAATGATATACAGGCTCTGAGACTTAATGATAAGATTAGAATTGATAATAGTTGGTGGAATATCAATAAGGTAATTGACTATGATGCTAACAGTAACAAGCTCACAACAGTAGAGCTCATCAGTATAGACAATGAAATAAACTTCACTCCCTTCATGGGACCAGGTGGACCAGTGATACCTAATCCTCCTGCATCTCTAGGAGCTATGCAGATGTTAGCCATGGGTGGTATCAATACAACTGCTATGATTACCTCTAATGTATTTGGTAACCAGGCTACTGCTCAGGTAGTGGGAAGAGGTAATACAATAGTAGGAGGCACTAGATCAGTGGTGGTAGGTGATGGGTACATAGTGAGTGAGAATGAGATGGTAGGAGATAACCTCAGAGCTTCCACTTTTAACGGTGTACCTGTAGGTATCACGCCACTAGTATACACTGCTAACTTAACACAAGTAGGGATAGGTGATCCTATAGCTCAGGTGATTAATGATACAATAGGTGGTATCACTTGGACACGATCTAATGTGGGTGAGTACTTAGGTTACTTAGATGGCTATAACATAGGAGATATAGTAGTGCCATTTTTTACTGTCATGATTAATAACGTGTTTTATGATGGGATAGTATCCACTACTTACTTAGGTGCATCTAATGAAGTATATATCACCACTTCCCAAATAGGTACAGGATACATAGATGGATATTTATTGAATACAACAATCGAAATTAAATACTACACATAATGAACGAAGTTGAAATACCTATAAAGGTCTCAGGCCTTGGGGCCATTAAAGCAGAGCTAAGAGAATTAAAAGGTGAGATAGCTAATGCTACAGATCCTGCAGAAATTGCAAGGTTATCTATGGCAGCAGGTGAGCTGAAGGATAAGATATCAGATGCTAATGAGGCAGTGAATGTATTTGCTACAGGCTCTAAGTTTGAGCAGGTAAGTAATGGATTTAATGGTATCAAAGATAGTATAATGAGCCTTGACTTTGAAGAGGCTGCCACTAAAGCTAAGACCTTTGCCACCACTTTATCTACAGTAAACCCAGCATCTATTATTTCAGGGATGGGTAGTTTTGTAAAGATGCTAGGTACATTAGGTACAGCCTTTATAAAGTTAGGGGTGCAGATATTAATGAATCCTTTATTTTTGATAACAGTAGCAGTGGTAGCTATTATAGCAGCCATTGGATTCTTCTTAGATAAGATTGGGGTGCTACAGATAGCCTTAGATTATTTAATGATGCCTATTAATGCAGCTATAGATGGCCTTAAAATGCTAGGAGATTTCTTAGGGATAACTGATTATGAAGGAGAAGAGAGGAGAAATAAAGAAGCTGCAAGGGCTAAAGCAGCAGAAGCAGAGGTAGCATCTATAATGGCTCTCCATGAGAAACAAAAGAAACAGAAACAAAAAGCATTTGATGCTCAAGACTTAGCAGCAGGTAGAGAGATAGAGCTATTAAAAGCAAACGGTAAAGAAACTTATCACCTAGAAGTAGCGAGATTACAAGCTACTATTAGTCACCAAAAGGGACTAGTTTCATCTACTTATTTGCAGTATCAAAAAGTAGCAGCTGTACAGGCTGAAAGGGTAGAATTATTGAAGCTGGCTAGACAACAACATTATGATTTATTTGTAAAAACAGGCCTGCAAAAAGAGTTAGATGGTTTACTAGCAAACACTAATAAAATATCCCTTGAAAATGCAGCAGCTACTACTGCTATGGGAGACGCTGAACAAGCTCTAGCAGTATTAAAAGCTACCCATAGACAAGAGGGTTTAAAAGATGCTGCCAAAGATAAAAAGGATATTAAAGATAAAACAACAAATCTGATAGATCACGAGGCTAATGCTTTAGAGATACAAAGAAAAACAAGAGCTCAAAATATATCTTTAATGAAAGAAGGTATAGACAAAGAGATTGCTATGCTCAATGATAAGTATCTTATTCAACGAGAGGACTTAATAAAAAATACTAAATATAGTGCAGCAGAGAAAGCAAAAATACAAGCGGTATATGATACTCAGGAGACAATAGATAAGGAAGCTAAGCGAGAAGCTAATAGAATACTAGTAGAGAAAAATGCTAAAGAAAGTGAGGTAGGGCTAATAGCTTTGAGACTTGAGTCAATGGTAGATGGTGAGGCTAAAGAGTTAGCTGTGCAAGCTGATAAGTATAAGAAGTTAAGAGAGGCAGCCATAGCAGATACTAAGCTAACAGCTGATCAGTTACAGGAAAAGCTAGATATATACACTGCCCTAGAAATTGCTGAGGATGCTAAGAGAGCTAAGACTAAAAGTGATGCAGCAGCTGCTTTATATTTTGAGATTACAGCCACTGAGGATCAGAAAAAGATAGCAGAGTTAAATGCTAAGTATGCTGAAGAGCAGGCACTGGCTAATGGCAACCAGGTGATACTACAGAAGCTATATGAAGATCATGAAACTGCATTAACTAGAATAGAGAAAGATGCATCTCAGAAGAGGATAGCAGATGCAGCAGCTGAAAGAGATGCTAAGCTAAGCCTAGCTAATGATATCACTAAGGGTATTACTGAGATAGGAGGTATGCTAATTAAAGACCAGGAGAAGCTAGCTAAGTTTAATAAGGCAAGTGCATTAGTGCAGATAGGTATAGATACTGCTAAGGCTATTAGTGCTTTGGTAGCAGCATCACAAAGTAACCCATTGAATGCTATCTCAGCAGGTACTGCAGGTATTGCACAATTTGCATCAGGTATTATACAGATAGCTACTAACATAGCTAAGGCCAAGCAATTATTAACATCCCCAGCTACAGCTGTATCAGGTGGTGGTGGAGGCGGTGGAGGCGGTGGTGCATCAGGTGGAGGCGGTGGTAATACTGCTAGTATGTTACCTCAATCTGCTTCATTATTTGGGCAGGGTAACAATTCTAATACAGTAAGTGCAGGAGGTGTGAGCAGTTCTAGTGGTGGTGGTAATATGTTAGTAACAGCTGTGGTTAGTGAAACTCAGATAACCAATGTACAAAAGAAAATAAACATGATCAATAAAAATGCAGAATTATGAACAGTCTACAAGCAATAATTAACCACATCACAGCATTCTATACAGCACATAAGCAAGTATTTAAAGTGGGTAGTGATTTCAAAGAACAGTTATATAACTTTGCTACTCAAAATGAGAAGTATCCTCTGGTGTATATCGTGCCTAGTGGGGTAATACCTACAGAAAATACTACTGAGTTTACCTTTGATATCTATTGCTATGATATAATTCAAAAAGATAGGGCTAACATCATCACTATTCTTAGTGACACTCAGCAGATCCTTAATGATTTATACATCTACTATATGGATAGTACTGACTACAGCTTTGATGTGGTAGGAGTGCCTACCTTCTCACCCCTTAACAATGATCTACTAGATTATGCTGCAGGGTATCAGATGAGTATTACACTTACAGTTAATGACTGGACTGACTGTGCTGTGCCGATTTAAACAAATCACTTTAATAATATAATATAGTTATGGGATGGTGGGGTAATTGGAGGCTAACAGCTCCTGCACATATAGGCGACTTACAGCCAACTGATTTACTAGACTGCACCTCTATCATAGGTGGGGTGGAAGTTAATAACACAATTACAGGTGCTCAGATAATAGCAGGTGCTAGTGGGGGTGGTGCTGTATGGGGAGGTATTACAGGTGTGTTAGCTACTCAAACTGATTTGCAAACTGCATTGAATGCTAAGCAGGATACTCTAGTATCAGGCACTAACATAAAGACAATTAATTCTACCTCATTGCTAGGTAGTGGTAACGTGACCATCGGGCCTAAGTTATTAGGGTATAGTGGCATACTAGGAACTCCTACCACAGGTGGAGCTGTCACTATTTGTCACTCACTATTAATATCTGCTAATACTTTTAACAGCAATAACATTCTGCAGTTAGTGTTTAGGATGCATAGACAGTCAGGTAACTTAGGGCAAATGTATGGTAGAATATACTCTAACACTACTAATAGTTTAACAGGTGCCACTTTGATTAGCAGTATATTTACTATGAATGGTGGAGGCACTGCTTACTTAGGATATTGTGAACGTAACTATAGCTATGATGGAACTAGTCTTAGAACAATGGTAGGTACTACACAATCGGAGTATACTGTAGGAGCTATACAAACTACCACATTCAATAGAACAAGCAACCAATATATTCTATTTACTATGCAATGTCAGAATATAGCTGATGTAGCAAATGTAGATTTATTTAAAGTTTTTGCTTATGTTTGAAATTAACGGAATAGAGTACACAATCACAGGGCCTGTTGAGATTATTAGTGATACTCAGATTCACATAGAAACTGACAAAGGCATCATTCTAATAGATAATACATTAGACATTTATAAAGATTTAAGAGATGGCATACGCTAAAAATGGTATATTCAATGTGCTCTATCCTACTCGTAGGAAGATGGCTAACATACTTAAGAGAATAGTAAGAGATGATATTTCTAATCCTACAGGTAGTACACTAGTAGATTCAATAAGGATTAATGCTCAGATAGTAAACATGGAGAGATTAGAGATAGAGATAATAGCAATGTATTACTTTATCTTTTTAAATAATGGGGTGCCTCAAACTGCTAATGCTTATGGTCCTAATGATGGTCAAATAGCTCCTAGAGAATTTGTAGATAGGTTTACTATGGAGATGCAAATTTCAGGTATAACAGGTGAAATATACCAACAGTACTTTGAGTGGCTTACTAAGAACTACCCTATGAATCAATGGGAGCCTGTAATGAAAGAGAATCAAAAGTTAGTATACACTTTCTATGCATTAGATCCTCCTGCTGATTTTGTATCAGGTTACCCTTTAAATGTCTAGCTCTTTTTTCATGCCTAACATATTGAATACATAGGTAAGGGGTAGAGCTCCTACAGCTTCACTCTTTGTGATGTCGTTATTTGTGAGCCCGTATATCATCCTCTCCCAGCTCCACTTACTATTTTTTTTCTCATCCTCCTCCTCTGCTTTCTCTTCAGGTGTTAGCTTTGCTTTCTCCTCATCACTTAGCTCCTCATCCTGCTCACCAAATAGATTAGCATATACCTTTAGAAAATTATCCCTAAACTTTAGAAACTCATTAATAAGACCATAGACATCAGTGATAGGCAGATCTAAGAACAGTTCAGCTCTAGTATTGATATCATACTCATAAGGCTCTAAGATTACCTCATCCCATTCATTGAGCTTAGACTTCCTAAACAGGATAGCACATATCTTATCTATATTAAAAACATAATTCTCAGTAAAGTAATAGTCTAGATCTATATACTCAAATAGGCACAGCTTCGCTAATGGTTTGATTTGCATCCCTAAGAGCTCATGCTTATATTTAGTAGATGGTTGTGATAGGGCCCACTTAAACTTAGAGACAATCTTAGTGCACTCATCTATATCCATATCATCTATATCCTCACCTGTAAGAATATACAGCACCTCACTATTATAATACCAGGCCCCTAAGCTCTTATCTATTTTAGCTATCTCTATAAACTGCTCTACAGTTACATCACTCCACTGCTTCGGCAGGGCTATCTGTAGGGGTGTCTGATCCAGCATCTACTTGATGATTAATTTTGGTTGCAATAAACATAAGATAAGGAATGGCTATATTAGCTTTAAGTTTTTTAAACAGATTAGCCTTATGCTTGATGTGTGCATCTGCATAGTGTTCAGCAGGTGTAAGATCATCACGCTTAAACATAATAGCTGCTATCTCAGATACGTATCCCTTAGGTTTATTAATGGCTATCTTCTCAATGAGTTTAGTATCTCGCACTGTTAGCTTCATTTTAGCTGTATAGTTATACCCATCTACCTCTAAGGTCTCGATGGTAGGATACTCTATCTTAGGTGATGAGTTAAATTCTTTGACAAGATCAATAAAATCTGCTACATCATAATCAAAAAACTCCTTCTCAGGTATGCCTAAGCTAGCAAATATCTGCAGATGCCTATCTATAGGATCTATCTCTTTGTTATTGCTAAGCTCAGTTATATTTTCAAACTGCTCGATGGTTAGCTCATCTAATCTGTTAGGGATCTCCCTACCTAAAATAGTTATCATAGTTAATTTTTTTACAAATATACAAATAATATAATATAGGTATGGCAAAAGATAATTTACCTATTTACAAAATTACTATAGATCCTGAATACTCTGAAAATGGGGAGGATTTAGGGATAGAACAAATAGCTTTTACATCCACTCCTGCTATCAAAGTAATGGGTATGGCTTTCAATTCTCAGGTTAAGCAAATGATATTTAAAGATAATGTTAAGTATCGTATTGTAGCACCTGCTCTTATACCTATGGAGATCTATCGTAAAGATGATGAGGATGGCAAAGAGTACTATGTTAAGTTTACTAAGGAAGAGATAGAGAAGATCCATTCTAAGTTTATGAAGGATATGTCTAATAAAGACTTATTCAATTTAGAGCATGATACTACTGAGAAAGTGCCAGCATATATTTTGGAAGCCTGGATTGTAGACAACCCTACTAAAGATAAAGCATATTCTAGTTTTGGTATAGAAGTACCTACAGGTACACTAATGGTAACAGCACAGGTAACTGATGTAGAGTACTATAACCATCTAGTAGATAATGATCAGGTAGGATTCTCAATAGAGGGATACTTAGGTATGAAATTAAAAGAGGTAACACAATTAAAAACAGATATAAATATGAACAAATTACCTGATGGAGAGCACACTATTGAGGGTAAAATCTATGTCGTAGTAGACGGTGAGATTACTGAGATACGTGATGCTGAAGTAGTGGAGGCCTCAGAAGAGGTAGCCCTAGAAGATACAGTAGTAGAAGAGGAGGAAGTAGTAGAAGAGACTATGGCTGTAGATCCTGTATTAGATGCTGAGGCAATACTAGCAATAGTTAAGCCTGCATTAGATGCAGAAGTTAATAATTTAGTAGCTATGATAGCAGATCTTAAAGCACAATTAGAAGATGCTATGGCTGTTGATAGTGAAGAGGATGTGGTAGAAGAGGTTGTAGCTTTGAGTGTACAACAAAGACTAAGTAAATTCAATCAATTTAATAATAACAAATAAAAAAAACAAAATGAGAAAATTAAGATTTGACTTAAACAATGGTGCAGGTGCTACACTTACACCCAACGCAGAGAGCTTCTATGCTCAGGCTTACCTAGGATCATCAGACATCGTAGATAACTTTCGTACTTTACCAGGTGTAAAGTTTGAGGTTAAAATCGGTACTGTAACTTTTGGAGACATTTTACAACCATCTACCTGTGCTTTCACTGCACCAACTGATGAGCTTACAGCTAAATTAATGAGTGTATGTGCTTTGTCTTCAATGGCTCAAATTTGTCAGTTTGACTTAGAGCAGTCTTTTGTATCTTTACAAATGGCAGCAGGTTCAAACGGAGATTTCTCTGTAGCTAACTTTATGAACTTCTACTGGAGTGAGATGGCTAACTCTATCAATGGATCTATTGAGACTTTGAGATGGCAAGGTGATGCTTCTCTACCAAGTGGCCCACTTTCTTTATGTGATGGTTATGAGGTAGCTCTTACTGCAGGTTTAACTGATCCAACTGATACAGTTATCAATGGTGGTACAGGTGCAATTCTTACTTTTGCTACTTTGTTGACTAAATTAGATGCTGCTTACGCTTTAGTACCTGCTTCTATTGCTTCCCGTACTGCTGATTTACGTTTCTATTTACCAACACAATTAGTAAACATCTATCGTAGAGGTGTTGCTGCAGGTAACACTCAAGCATTCATTACTCAAGATTTAGCTCTTACTTACTTAGGTATCAAAATAGTTCTTTGTCCAGGTATGTCAAACAACACTTTTGTAATGACGTTAAAAGACAATCTTTGTTATCTTTTTGATGGTGAAGGTGATCCATCTGATCTACGTGCAGTGAACTTAGCTGATACAGTAGCTGAGCCTTACATCCGTACACGTGCTAATATGAAAATTGGCTTTAACTATGTGAATGGTAAAGATATCGTTTTCTATTCTTAATATTAATTCATAGAGGGGGGCAACCCCCTTTATATAAAACTTAAACACATGCCAGTATGTACGGCCCTCGAGGGCATTCAAAAAAGTTGCGATAATAATAGTGGTGGTATCTATCAAGTATGGTTTATCCCTCAGGATAACATTGATGTAGTAACAACAAACACAGTTTTCCCTGACTATGAGGTAACAGCTATTACAGTTACACCACTACTAACAACTTTTGAAAGTTATTTCATTCGCAGAAATACATCAAACTATACAGAAGAGCAGGCTGCTGATCTAATCAATGGCTCTACTTTTGTAACACAAACTATCAACCTAATGTTTCACCGTCGTGAAGCTGCTAAGTCCAATGCTCTTAAAATACTTGCTTCAGGGCAGCAATACCTTGCAGCTGTAGTATTAGATGCTAATGGCAAATATTGGTACTTCCCATACATGCAACTTACTGCTACAGGTGAAGGATCAGGTACAGCTAGAGCTGATGGTTCTAAATATTCTGTTACTATGGTAGCTGAAAATGAGTTCTTAGCACTAGAAGTTAATTTAGCTAATCCTGCTGCTTACGCTGCTTTAGGTTTAGTATAATCTATTGCCTCTCTAAAATTAGCCCTGCATATTGTGGGGCTTTTTTTATTTCTAAACATTTGCCTTACATCATATAATATAGTTATGATATACATTGAGCAGGGAGTGATTAATCAAATAGTGCTAACCTTAACAGAGGTAACAACTGTACCCACCCCTCACTATCTATTCGCTTTCACTAATGAAATGAATACTACTTCTAGCACTCAGCTATTTACTACTGCAGATACTAGCTTATGGCCTGAACGGTACAATCTTTTTGTACTTAATGAGCCTGTAGATATCACATTATTACAAGGGCAGTTTATTTACCAAGTTTATCAGAGTTCAGTACCATACGTTTTACCTTTAACCATTGCACAATCAACAGGTGTAGTGATAGAGGAAGGTAGAATGGTGGTAAGTGGGCCTGTAGGAACTTCAATATACGATTAATTATGGCATGGTATAACAACTTTTTTAAGACAGCAAACACTGCACCTGAGGTAGTAGAGGGATATCAATCCTTTAGCACCCCATTTATGCCTGTGGGCCCTGGCAATCTTACACTACCTTATGTAGATAGCAGATATTCTGCTAACATGTGGATTAATTTTGGGGCTGATAATCTCTACCCTAGTCTACTTAATCAAATGTACTACGCTAGCCCCTTACATGGTGCCATTGTGGACTTCAAAACTAATGCAGTGATAGGTGGTGGCTTTGCCCTTAAGACTGATTTGCTTACTACTGTAGAAAAATTAGAGCTTTATACTTTTGAAAGGAAAATTAATCTTAAGCATATAGTAAAGGCTGTCACTAAGCAGCTCATCATCCACAATAGGGTGTATTTTAAGATATGCTATGGCCAAGGTAAAAAGATAACTAGGATAGAGAATGTATCACCTGAGAAGGTGCGAGTAAGTGCTGATAAGAGAATGTATTTTATTTGTGATGACTGGTCCAGGAGGATAGGCATCCAAGAGATTAAGCCATACCATATAGCAAATACAGATTATGAGCAGTTATACTGCTATGAGATTAAGTCTATAGGCCAGGACCACTATTCTCTACCCCAGTACAGCTCCTGTCTAAATTTTGCATTTTTGAGTGGCGAGCTTTCGTACTTTGCTAAGTCTAATATCCAAAACTCTATTTTTCCATCTTTTGCTATGATGTTTCCCAAGAGACCACAGTCTGAGGAGGAGAAGCATATGATTAAAGAAACTATAGATCGTATGAAAGGGGCTGCTAATGCAGGTAAAGCTGTGGCATTCTTTGCTAATAGCCAGGATCAGTTACCTAAGATAGAAGCTATGCCTACTAATGGCAATGATAAACTATTCCAAGAGGCATCACAGCTTAATACAGAACAGATTTGCTTTGCTCACACAATAGATCCTATCTTAATGGGTGTACGTACTACAGGAAGCCTTGGAGGTGGTGCAGATATTAAGCAGGCATACGTGATCTTTGAGAAAAATGTAGTAATGGAGCTTAGAAGCTGTGTTCAGCATATCTTCAATGAGCTACTAACCATTGCAAAAATACCTGCGGAGTTTACTATCAATAATTTCCAAGTAATTAATGAGAATATCGTAGAGCTAGAAGGTGATACATCTAAGACTAATGATGCACTTAACAGCCTTAGCCCATTGGTAGCTACTAAAGTACTTGAGACAATGACAATTAATGAGGTGAGAGCCTTAGCATCCCTTCCTCCTATTGATGGTGGTGATGTAACACAAAGTGCAGCAGCTGCTGCTATAGTAGCAACCCCTATAACACCCATTGTATAATGCTATA